CATGTTCATCTTCGACCGCGAGCATCGCTTCTTCACCTCGGCGATCCTCGCCGGCACGTGCGCCATCGCCGCGGGCGTGGCCCAGGCGATCAAGGACGAGGGCTCCGACGAGGAGGTCTGGTGCTTCGTCGGCGACGGCGCGGAGGAGGAGGGCCACTTCGCCGAGGCCGTGACCATGGTGCAAGGGCACAACCTGCCCTGCACCTTCATCATCGAGGACAACGACCGCGCCTCCGAGACCACCGTGGTCGAGCGCTCGGGCGGCTTGCGCCTGCACTGGCCCGCCTGCGTCATCCGCTACAACTACACCCCGACCTATCCGCACGCGGGCACCGGCACGCCCAACAAGATCGTCTTCAAGCCGCGCTGATGTACACCATCGTCACGCACAACAATTATCATTTAGGCGATAATCTCGTGCATTTGACGTACCTGCGCCGGGTCGCGCAGCAGAATCCCGACACCCACTTCCGCCACGGGGCGCACAAGCCCTATCTGAAGCAACTCGAATTGATGGTGGAGGACGTTGATAACATTGAGCTTTTCGATGCGGGCAAGGCCCCTCCCGGCTCGATCGACGTATGGAAGAACCGCAACGGCGGCTTCTACGGCCACCCCAAGCGCAACGACTGGATCGGCTTTCATCTCGAGTTCTTTGATAAGCTGTCCAAAGATATTGGCGTCAATAATCCGATCAAGTCGCCCAACGATCTCTTGATGGATTGCCCGGCGATCAACCGCGCGGTGCCGCACAGCTTCGACTTCCTCGTCATCAATTCGCCGCCGCAGAGCGGGCAGATCTCGGTGCAGGACTTCGACCCGCTGATCGGCAAGCTGATTGATTGCCACTACCGGGTGATCACGACCGCGGGCTCGGGCTACGACGTGCCTTGCACCATGCCGCTGCCGGTGACGGCGATCGGCGCGATCTCGCTGCGCTGCCGCTTCATCCTCGGCAACGCGACCGGGCCGGTGTGGCCGACCTTCAACGTGTGGAACCGCCACAGCGTCGAGCTCCGGCTGCTGCTCCTCGAGCCCGAGCGCATCTACTTCCCGAATGTCGAGCACGTCTCCTCGATCGCCGAGGCGCTCGAATCGCTGGAGGACCGGGGACTGATATGACCTACCGCGAGGACATCACGGCGGCCAACCTCAGCCTCGCGGAAGACCCGATGCGGCGCTTCATCGGCTACGGGCTGAAGCGCGGCCGCGCCTACGGCACCTTGGCCGGGGTCGCCGAGGAGCAGATCGTCGACACCATCATCGCCGAGAACCTGATGCTGGGCATGGCGATCGGCATCTCGCTGAAGGGCTACCAGCCGCTGGTGTTCTTCGAGCGCATGGACTTCATGGCCAATGCGTGCGATGCCATCGTCAACCACCTCGACAAGATCGCGACGATCTCGCGCGGCGAGTTCATGCCGGCGGTGATCATCCGAGCGGTGGTCGGCAACACGATGAAGCCGCTCTATACCGGCTCGCCGCACACGCAGAACCTGATGGAAGCGTTCCGCCACATGACCAAGGTGCTGTCGATCTGCAACCTGATGGTCCCGCGCACCGACATCCGGCAGACCTACTGGCGGGCGGCGCAGCAGCAGAAGAAAGGGATCTCCACGCTCATCGTGGAACACAAGGATCTGTTATGAAGCACAACCGCTATAGCGATATGAAGATCGCGCATTTTCCCGAGAAGCTGCAGGCGCTCCTCGCCGGCCGCATCACCGCGCCGATCTATGTGCGGGTCAAGCCGATCAACCTGTGCGACCACGCCTGCTTCTTCTGCGCCTACTCCACCGGCTTCCGCAAAGGCGACCGCTCCAACCACATCCAGAGCGGCATGCACAAGGAGATGCACGAGCAGGACGTGATGCCCGCCGAGAAGATGCACGAGATCCTGGATGACTTCCATGACATGGGGGTGAAGGCCGTCACCTATAGCGGCGGCGGCGAGCCGCTGATGCACACCCACATCGTCGCCTTCATGGAGAAGACCCTCGAGCACGGCATTGATCTCTCGATCATCACCAACGGGCAGATGCTGGTGAAGCGCCGCGCCGAGGTCCTCGCCCATGCCAAATGGGTGCGGGTGTCGATCGACTACACCAGCGCCGCCGAGATGGCCGCCTCGCGCGCCGTGCCCGAGAAGAACTTCGCCATGGTGCTGACGAACCTCAAGAAGTTCGCCGCCATGAAGGACGAGGGCTGCGACCTCGGGGTCAACTTCATCGTCCATCAGAACAACTACCACCGCATCGCCGAGTTCGCCGGCACGCTCAAGGATCTGGGCGTCGAGAACGTGCGCTTCTCGCCGATGTGGGTGCCGCAGATCGCCAGCTACCACGCGCCGATCCTCAAGGAGGTGCAGCGCCAGATGGAGCGCGCCCGCGCCCTGATCGACGATCGCTTCTCGCTCAACTCGACCTACGACGTCGAGTCGGAGTCGCACTCACCGATGCGAACATACAATCATTGTCATTACATGCAGGTCGTGCCGGTGATCGGGGCCGACCAGGTGGTCTATGCCTGCCACAACACCGCTTATGCAAAGCACGGCGCGATCGGCTCGATCAAGCATCAGAGGTTCAAAACACTGTGGTTCAGCGAGGAAGCCAAGACCGTGTTCGAGGGCCTCAACCCGCAGCACGTGTGCAAGCACCAGTGCGCCAACGACTCGAAGAACAAGCTGATCCATCAACTGGCCGAGGCGGGGGAGGACAATTTTGTCTAAGTGCCAATGCCTAAAACACCGCCTGATAAAGGTAAGGCGAGAGGAGATTGATCGCGCCGTTGCCGAGTCTGGAGACATCACCGGCTTTCCCGTGATGTACTGCGATTGCGACGGCCAGAGGCTGATTTACCCGAAGCCGAGAAAGGGCATCAGGGTAGAATTCGTCGATGAGGGATTCGACGGCGTGTTCGGATATTTCCACCTCTGCGAAAATCCCGATGATTGTCTAGAGGCATACCATGGCGATCCTGCGCGTCTATCTCTGCCCTAAGCACGGCGTCAGCGAATGCTTCGACGACGAGCCGCGCTGCCGCATCAAGCGGTGCAAGGCCGATCTGCAGGAGATGATCGCCTCCCCAGCCATCATCCATCGCTCGACCAAACGCACCGACGCCACGGTCGCGCAGCTCGCCGCCGACTACAAGATGACAGACGTGAAGAGCACCCGCGAGGGCGAGGCCCAGAAGGGCGGGGAGCAGAAGGGCCAGGGCGTCCTCTGGGGCCAGATGGGCAAGGTCGGGCTCGACCAGATCGTCAAGGGCGGGCCGCCTCGCCCTATCCACGACGAGCCGGTTGGTTTACAACGGAGCCAGATGGGGACCTTGTCCGGCCCGCTTGACCGCGGGGTGATCGTCCGACGCGATCATGAAAACCTCAAAGTCGATAAATGAAGATCCCCTCCAGCCTCAAAGACCGCGAAGATTTCTACAACGATCTCGTCCAGAAATGCCTCGTCTCGCGCGAGGAGCGCCGCAACGACTACGCCATCATGCGGAGCTACTACCTCTTCGGCTGCTCCCCGAACGAGGCCCCCGCGCTCTTCAACAAGATCAACCCCCACCTCGAGCAGGTCGCCAGCTTCCTCTATTCGTCGGAGACGACGCGCTTCTCCATCAATCTCGGGGCGACCGCGCCCGAGGGCGAGGCGCAGAAGATCCCGGCCCTGACCCACGGCATCAACGACCGCTGGCTCGATAGCAATGCCGACATCGTCTTCGGCACCGCCCTCACCTGGAGCCTCGCCTTCAACAGCACCTTCGTGAAGCTGGTCAACCGCAACAAGCAGATCCTGCCCTACATGGTCGATCCCGGCTCGGTCGGCGTGCTGCGCGAGGACATGCCGGTCACCGACCGCCAGGAAGCCTTCGTCCATACCTACTACATGACCAAATCCGACCTCTACGACCGGCTCTACAGCCACCCGCACCGCCAGCGCATCATCGACGAGATCACCGCCTCCGAGAAAACCGAGCAGGCGATCCCGACCGGCGTCGACCGCATCATCATGAGCCAGGTCAATCCGGCGATTTACGGCAACGTGAACATGAATCTCGAAGGCTACAGCCGCTACCGGGCGACCGTCGCCGAGCCCGTGGTCGAGATGCGCGAGTTGTGGGTCTGGAACGACGAGACCATGGACTATCAGGTCGTCACCCAGGCCGAGCCCGAGGTCGTCATCTACGACCGCGAGGGCGAGAAGCTGTTCCTGAAGGGCGAGATGCCGTTCATCCAACTCTGCCCCGACCCGCTCTACGATTATTACTGGGGCGCGAGCGAGGTCCATAAGCTGGTGCTGCTGCAGGACGCCCGCAACAAGCGCGTCCTCGAGATCATGGATCTCCTCTCCAAGCAGGTGAACCCGCCGACCGCCCTGATGGGCTTCACCGGCCTGCTCGACGAGAAGAATTTCACCCTCAACCGGGCCGGCGGGCTGCTCGCCACCGACATGCCCACCGCCAAGGTCGAGCGTCTGGCTCCGAACATCCCCGAGGATGTCTTCCGCGAGATCGAGCAGATCGACCGCATGTTCGAGGAAGCCTCCGGAATCAACTCGATCCTCGCCGGCCGGGGCGAATCCGGGGTCCGATCGGCCAATCAGGCCTCGCAACTGGCCCGCCTCGGCTCCTCGCGCATCAAAAAGCGCGCCCTGATCATCGAGGACGCCCTCGAGAAGATGGCCACGCTCTACTTGAAGCTGATGCAGCGCTATGACGACGCCAAATTCAGGGACGAGGTCGGTCTCGCCTTCATCGCCGAGCAATTCACCAAGGATTTCACGGTAAAAGTCGACGCGCACAGCAATTCACCGGTTTTCATGGAAGATTTGCGCCAGATGGCGTTCAATCTTCGCAAGGTCGACGCGATCGACAACGAGGACCTGCTGGAACTACTCGACATCCCCGGCAAGCAGCTGCTGAAGGCCAAATTGAAGAAGCGCGAGGCCGCCAAGGCCGCCATGCCGCAGCAACCGCCGCCCAAGAAGGGCAAACCCGATCTCCAAGAGGTGAAATGATGGCCAAGTCGATCAGCAAGCGCTCCGACCAGCCCCGGGTCAGCGCGAAACAACTGGCCAAGGGCAAAGCACCCGCCAACCTCGCTTTTCGCACCACCGGAATTCGCAGCATGGGCAAATCGGCGAAAGCCAAGAAGCCCGGCCGCGCTTAGGGGACTCCTCTAGACCGGAAAGGAGCAGGCAATGATGAAGCGTGAACGCCGCGGCCGTAAGAAACGCCGCTAGTAGTTGTTAACCCCTAGCGGGGTTACTCCTCTCTACCCATCGTCCCACGAGGGGCAGGACGTAAAATAAAGCCCCTCCGCAACTATTTCCCAAATCTGGTACGTGGGACGTTCATTCCATCCATTCCTGGGTGTAACGCGGTGACTCGACATCGTTTTACAGCCGGAAGTGGCGCGAATGCCCGACGTCTCCAATGCCGCGGTGATGAACCAGCTGCGCCAGAGCGGCCCGGGCGGCAATGGCCCCATGGGCAGTCCTCCGGGTGGGCTGGCCTCGTCCACGCCGCCGATGACCGCGCCGATGAGCACGCCCGAGCCGCAGGCCGGCGGGATCGAGAAAGCCAAGATCAAGGTCAACCAGGCGCTCGACCTGCTCGAATTGACGCTCCCCGACCTCGGCTCCGAGAGCCCTGACGGCCAAGCGGTCCTCGCCGCGATCAAAACACTGCACCGCATCATCGGGCAGAAGCGCGCCCAGACCGACGAGCTCCAGCCGACCGAAATTCGCAACCTCGTGCAGAATTTGCCGCATGGCGGCGGTGCCCCTCCGGGTGCCGGCGCGATGGCCGGCCAACCGCAGATTCCAGGTCTTGGCGGTTCCTCTCCGATGCCTGGAGCGCCGCCTGCATCACCCCCATCCCCCATGGGCGGCGCACCCACACCACCACCGCCGGGGGGAGCACCCCCGTCACCACTAGGAGGCATGTAATGGCAGAGGGTTTGTTCAAGCCACGGGGCGCGCAGACCGTGCGCCGGCCGACCGACAACACCCAGCAGAACGGGCGCGTCATCAACCCGCCGCGCCTCGCGCAACTCGGCGGCCTCTCGTCGACCAGCAAGGCGATGAGCAAGAACAACATGGGGATCAAGCGGCCCGGCGACGGCCAGAAAATTATATAGCGAGGCTAACCGATGGCGAATCTCGAGGACTACTCCCAAGAGGCGCGCGACGAGCTCGCCAAGCTGGCGCTCGAATTGTCGGAGCACATGGAGACGCGGCCGACCATGCTGCGGATGACCCGCAAGGTCCGGCCGAATATGCCGATCCCCGAGATCGACACCGACGACAAGCTGCAGGCGATCAACGCCCAGGCGGCCAAGCGCATCGACAGCCTCGAATCGAAGCTGCGCGAGCGCGACGCGACCGAGGAGTTGCAGCGCCGCCGCAACAAGCTCGCCGAGCGCTTCGGCCCGGACAATGTCGAGCAGATCGAGAAGATCATGCTCGATAAAGGCATTCAGTCTCACGACACCGCGGGCGACTACTTCGACTGGATGCGGCAGGCGCAAGCGCCGACGCCGTCGTCCTTCTCGCCCAACGTGATGGACAAGAGCACAAGGGAGGGGCTGAAGAGCTTCTTCACCAATCCGCAACTGCACGCCCGAGAGGTCGCGCATCAGGCGTTGCAGGATTTGAAGAAAGCCAAGCGCTGGGCCTGAAGGGCGAAACAGGGGACCTTTAGGAGAAAGAAATGCCGATTGGCGGCGGATTGCTTCCAGGTACTGGCTCTACACAGTACAACGAACTGACCTACATTACGCGCCGGGCCTTCATCCCGAAGATGGTGGTGCAGATCTACAACAGCACCCCGTTGCTGGCGGCGATGATCGCCAACTCGCAGACCGCGACCGGCGGCGTCTCGAGCGTCACGGCTCCGGTGCAGGGCCAAACGTTTACGAATGCACAATGGTCCGACTACTCGGGCTCGTTCGCGCAGCCGATCGTGCAGCAAGGCGCATTCAACGCCGAGTTCAATCTGAAGCTGATGATCTGCCCCGTGCCCTTCCTCGGGATGGAAGGCGCGGTGCAGCAGGATCACGCCATCATTCCGCTGATCGAAGCGCGCATGAACGATGCCACCAACAACATGATGGATGGCATGGCGACGGCGCTTTACAACAACACCACCAACAGCCAGCAATTCATCGGCCTCCCTGCGGCGATCGATGACGGCACGGGGACCGCGACCTACGGCAACATCACGCGCTCGACCACGGTCAACCCCTGGTGGCGCTCGAAGATCTACACGCCCGGCGCGGTCAACCCGACGCGGGCGCTCATGCTGCAGTTCATCAGCGGGACCGTGAAGAATGGCGCGGAAGTGCCGACCTTCGGCCTCTGCGGCTTCGGCACCTGGACCTTGCTGGCGAACGATTACATCGCGCAAGAGACCTACATGATCACGCCGGGCACGGGGTTCGACGAGGGCGAAGGCCCGCGCGCCGCGTTCCGCGCGCTGATGGTCGCTGGAGTGCCGGTCTATGCCGACCCGTACTGCCCCGAAGGCACGGTGTACTTCGTCAACACGAACTACTTGAACCTCTACATTCACGAGGCCGGGTCGTTCGTCTTCACCGGATTCGAGTCGACGCTGCCGAACTGGCAGATCGGCTATGTCGGCGCGGTGCTGATGATCGCCGAGTTGGTGAACGTCAAGCCTCGGGCGATGACAAAGATCACCGGCCTCAACTCGATTGCGCTGTAAGGAGGGCTGAACCATGGCTGGCTATATCGGCTCTCTCGCCCCGACCAAGATCCTCTTGTCGAGCGGCAACACCAACACCCCGGCGGCCTTCTTCTCCACGACCACGATGTCGGCCAACACCACGGGCAACGTCGTGCCGGTCGGCATCTGGCTGATCCCGTCGACCGCCAATGTGGTGCTGCAAGCCAACAACGGCACGTCGATGGTCAATGTCGGCGTGAGCGGCGCGGGCGGCTTCATCCTCTCCGACGGCATCAACGTGCAATTGCTGGCCTCGGCCAACGTCGCGGCGGTGACGCTGATCGGCATCGACGGCGGCATCCCGATCACCAACACGTTCATCACGTGAGCCGTATCCCATCATCCATCTCATGTGGTTGCGGTCCCCGCTGCATCTGTGTGTGGATGAGCAGGTCCCCTTTCTCATCGGAAGGTGGGAAGGGGGACTGAGCTTCAACGATGAGGAATTATGGCGGCCACGCTGCAAGATTACGTGAACGAATGCCGCTTGCTTTTGCATGATGCAAACGCGAACTTTTACACCAATCCCGAACTGATCTCGCAGATCAACGCCGCCCGCGAGCGGGTGGTGCGCGACACCGGCTGTCTCCGCACGCTGCAAGTCACCCAGGTTCCGGCCCCGCCGCCGCCGGGCGGCCTCAACCCGGTGCCGTGGCAAGCGAGCACGCTCGAGAGCCTCAACAGCTACGTCTTCTCCAACATCTTCACTTATCGCGTGACGCAGACCGGCACCTCGGGCACGACCGCGCCGCCTTACCCGGTCGCGACGGCGCAGATCCCGCCATCGACGCCGTTCGCCGACGGCACGGCGATGCTGCAGTTCGTGCAGAACGTCGAGATCCTGCCTTACGCGGTGCTGCCCAATTCGCTCTCGACCATCGACGTGCTCGCCATCAACGTCTACTGGGGCAACAGCCGCATCCCGCTGCGCTACCTGCCGTGGCGCGAGTTCAACGCGCAGCTGCGCTACTGGCAGAACTACATCGGGCGGCCGGTGTGCTTCTCGGTCTACGGCCAGAGCACGCTCTACCTCGCGCCCGTGCCCGACCAGATCTACCCGATGGAACTCGACACGGTGATCCTGCCGCAGCCGCTGGTGAGCCTCGCCGACCCGGACGTGATCAACGACCCGTTCACCACCGCGGTCGGCTACTACGCTTGCCACAAGGCGAAGTTCAAGGAGCAGTCGTTCGGCGAGAGCGACATCTTCATGCAGAAATACAAGGATCAGATCCAGGCGATCCAGGTCGCCATCATGACCGGCCGCATCCCCAACCCCTACGCGCAGATGTGAGCCATGGCCGTCACCGAGCGGGTCAAGCAGTATCACATCGTCAAGTCGTTCAAGGGGCTGAACACCAAGGCCAACCGGACGGCGATCGACCAGAACGAGTTCTCCTGGCTCGAGAACGCGATGCCGATCGGCGACAGCAATCTACGCATCGTGCCGACCGTCTCGGCCTCGGTCGACCTCCTGCGCGCGCCGGTGGCGTGGGACGCGAAGGTCACCAACCTCACCTCCGACAATGTCGAGCTCTCCGACTATGTCTTCGCGTTCGAGATCAACGGCGAGCTCCAGGCCTACAACCTGACGCACACGACGCTGATCACCATCGCGCCGGCCGGGACGTTCAATCCCGCAGGCGCGGAGATCACGCAATGGAAGAACGAGCGCATCATCATCGGCGACCCGACCAAGGGCCTCTTCTCCTGGGACGGCAACAACCTCGTCTCGATCGGCTCGGTCGGCTTCATCGGCATCACCGCGCACGGCACCGGCTACACCAGCGCCCCGGCCGTGATCATCGGCGCGCCCGGCGACCCGCATGGCCAGCAGGCGGTCGGCGAGGCGACCATCTTCGGCAACGGCGTCTCGAGCGTGTTCCTGACCCAGCCCGGCACCGGCTACAGCACCCCGCCCGCCGTCAGCTTCTCAGGCGGCGGCGGCTCGGGCGCGACCGCCATCGCCAGCCTCATCACCTTCGCGACCGGCACCCTGCAGCTTGTCGTCGCGGCCGGCGGGGCCGGCTACACCACGACCCCGACGATCACCATCACGGGCGGCGGCGGAACCGGCGCGGCGGCGACCCCGATCGTGTTCGGCAATTCCCTCACCTCGGTGGTGATGACCAACCCCGGCACCGGCTACACCGATGCCTCGACCGTGGTGGCGACGGTGACCGGCGGCGGCGGGTCGGGTGCGGTGCTGACCCCGGTGCTGACCACCGACCCGATCAGCGATGTCGCGACCTTCTCGGGCCGCGTCTGGGTGTCGCAAGGCCGCACCATCACCTTCAGCGCCGCCGGCAGCTACAACGACTTCATCTCGGTCTCGGCGGGCAATTTCGTCGCCACCGACACGACCTTGCACGGCAACATCAACGCGCTGCTCGCGGCCAACAACTTCCTCTACTGGTGGGGCGCGGACTCGATCAACGTCTTCTCGGACGTGCAGGTCAACGGCACCACGGGCGCGACCGTCTTCACCAACACCAACATCTCGGCCTCGATCGGCACCGAGCTGGTGCACGCGATCTTCCCGTATTTCCGGTCGATCCTGTTCATGAACCGCTACGGCGTCTACGCGCTGGTCGGCTCGACCACGACCAAGTTGTCGGACGCGCTCGACGGCATCTTCACGCTGATCGACTTCACCAAGCCGGTCACGGGCGGGCAGGTGCTGATCTACAACATCCTCTGCGCCGCGTTCAATTTCTACTACATGGACCCGGTGCGGGGGACGATCCCGCTGCAGGCCGTGTTCTTCGACAAGAAGTGGTTCCTGACCAACCAGGGCGCGATCGACCTGACCACCAGCATCCCGTTTCACGGCCTGATCCATCTCTACGGCACGGGCGGCACCAACCTCGTCAACCTCTATACCGACCCCTTGAGCGCGATCTTCTCGCGCACGCAGATGGCGCTCAGTCATATCGGCGATCCGGTCAGGGACAAGCAGGCGCTGAAGTTCGGCATCGAGGTGACCTCGGCCATCGGCGTGGCGCTCGAGGCGACCATCGATTCGGAGATCCGGCAGAGCCCGCTCTATCCGTTCAACACGGTGATCAACTGGGTCAACAACAACGGCCAGGTGATCGGCTGGACCAACAATGTCGGCACCACGCTCTACTGGCTGGGCGGCTACGGCTACCAGCTGCTCAAGACCGACGCGCAGCAACTGGGCAAGTATCTGGGGCTGACGATCACCTCGAACGCGGCGCAGTTCACCCTCAACACCGTCGAGTACGAGCTCGAATATGGAGCGCGTTTTTAGATGCCGACGCTACCGATCACGGTCCCGAACGTCTTCGCCAACGCGACCAGCAACATCGCCTTGTCCTTGCTGGATGCGGATTTCCTCGCGGTCTCGCAGGCGATCAACGGCATCGGCAACGGCAGCACGCCGCTGACCAACGTCACAATCACGGGCGGCACGCTCACCAACACGACGCTCAACAGCCCCGCGATCAGCGGCGGGTCGATGACCGGCACCAACCTGTCGAACGTCACGATCACGGGCGCTGCTACGCTGTCGCAGCACGGCCAGTGCCGCCTCATCTACAGCAACGCCAACCAGATCATCCTGCATCCCTATAACGGGCAGGCGATCCAGATCGCGGGCATGATCTACGCCATTCCGCCGAACGGCGTGAGCCTCACCAACGCCGGGATGATTGCGAACACGCTCTATTACATCTACGCCTTCGTCAGCGGCGGGGCACTCGCTCTGGAGTTTTCCACTAACGGGCATGTCGCCTCCCTGGACCCCGGCAATTACGGCGTCGAAGTCAAACAGACCGATGGGACGCACTCGCTGGTTGGCATGATCAGAACGACCGGCGCTAGTGGATTCTCCGACACCGATACGTTTCGCGGCGTGGCCTCCTGGTTCAACCGCCGCAATGTTTCGACCTATCTCAACGGCCCTGTCAACGGCTTCTCGACCTCGAACGCCTGGATAGATTTCAGTCTCGGCACCACCACCTCCATGCTCTGGGGCGATGAGGCGCTCTATGCCTTCACGTCGGTGTACGCAGTATCGAGCGCCACCGCCGAAAATCTGGCAATAAGACTCACGTTTAACGGCAACCCGGCGGGGCAACAAGGCGCAGCGTACCTGCCCATCGGTGGAGCCGGCACGGCGGTCGATACCTATAACTTCATGCCTGGAGAAGCCCCTATCACCGTGGGTGTGCAAGGCCTCACGCCCGGCACAGATCCAAAGAATTGTGTTGTCACCCTCACCACAATAACGCGGCAATGACGCGGAAGGACGCCACGACATGAGCAGCAACGCCTTCAGCCCCACCGGCAACACGGTGGTCTTCACCGCCAACGTCGCCGCACCCACCGCGGTGCAGGTGCCTGGCGCAGGCGGCGGGCAGTACCGCGTCGTCAACGCAGGCACGTCGGATGTCTATATAGGCAGCGGGTTGACCGCAGCAGCGGCCAATTCGAGCGCGGTGATCATCGGCACCAGCAACGCCACGACCTTCCTGATCTTGGGGCGCACGGTCGAGGTGTTGAGCCTCGCGCCGAACCTGTTCTTCACCGGGATCACGGCGGCGGGCGGCTCGTCGGTGCTGATCACGCCCGGCGATGGGAGCTGACCATGACCTTGCGCGCCGTCAGCGACACCGGCACCAGAGGGCAATATCCCGGCACGACCACCAACGACAACGCCTTGCCGGGCATGATCGGTGAGTATCTGCTCTCCGACATCCCGAAAGTGTCATCGGTCGGGCTGACGAACAACGTCACCGCCAATATCGCAACGATCGCGCTCACGGCCGGCGATTGGGATGTATGGATCAATGGGGCGTTGATGGGCGTCACCGCCACCGCTCTCGGCAATGCAAATTTTTACATTTCGTCAACCTCGCTCGGTGGCAACAACACGAACGGAGCCGTCGCGCGCCTCGCATACAACCCCGCCACCGCGCCCTTCGCCAGCGGTGACTTGACGCTGGACATTGGCCCGTGGCGTGTGAGCTTGGCCGCTCCCGCAACCTATTATTTCACCGCCTTGTGCGGCTTTGCCAGCGGCGCATTGAGCGCTTATGGCTGCATCCAGGCGCGGCGGGCACGCTGATGGACATGAGCGCGCTGTCATCGGCCGAGTTCGGCAACGTCGAGTCGCTCAACGCGATGCTGTTCGAGAACGGCATGCAGCATCAGCTCTTCCGCGACACCGTGTTCCGCCTGGGCCAGAGCGTGCCTGCCTATCCGCTGATGGAGGCCGATGTCGACAACCTCGACGACTGGCTGATCGCGCATCAGGACGAGCATCAGGCTTATGCGTCGCTCCTGGGCCTCAACAACCCGTTCAATCTGCTCGATGTCGACTGGAACGACCAGGATCAGTTCTACGATTGGATTTCGTCGCATTTGTTCATCCACGAGACGATTGCGAGCGCCTTGGGGGTCGTCGGATGAGCCCTCCAAACCCGCCCCCGCAAGGCCCGCAGCAGCAGGATCTGTCACAGAACCCGCAAGCGGTTCAGCAATTCAACGAGACCGCGGAGATCCTCTGGGGCAGCGCGCAGAAAGAGGGCTTGCCG